AGCAAGGTCTGTCTTCAAAACCATAACTGAAAACGCATGAATAATATCGGACACGGACTGTCTGGTCCGCAACCAATTATTCACATAAGGCATGGACATCTGAAGTAGACTCAACCCACCAAACGAATATGCAGGCTTGAGCAAATCGGGAACTTCGCGTCCTACAAATTTCAGGAGTCTGGTGCGATGAACCTCTTTTCCCATCACGTACCAAGTATCTGGCTCGTACCATTGCTCGGTCAGGGGGTCAATGGAGTCATAGTTGGTAGGATAAGTCCAGACAGGCTCCACCGGCTTTAGTCTTTGTAATTTTCCTTTGACCATTTTTCTTATCGAAGTATAGTCTCGACCAGAACCAATCGAGGTTTTGAGTTCTTCCCTGTCCTGGGTCGAGCCCGTATCGATATACAAATGCCCTCTACCAAAATAACCATCCAACTCCATGCATTTCTGAAAGCACTCTCTTACTCGCAAACGATCCAACTCATCATTGAGTTGTTTAATGGCTTCGGTTTTATCTTCCCCACCTACTGATTGTAATTTGATCCATTTGCGCGTCATCTCCATCGCAATGACTTCTACCATGCGGCGGTATTCGGGGCGTTGAGCCAATTCAGCCAGAAACGCATAACCAGGAAATGCGAGGCCCTCTTGGTAGGCCGACGCATAGGCAACCCCACCAAACCATGCGGTAGCATTTTGGGCACTAAACTGATCTGACTGCCCGCTGGCCCATTGGTTGGTTTGGGTCAACGCATCATCTTGCGCCATCGTGGGCGAACCCTTGGGTACGACCCGCTGCGGCACCTGCGGCAGTACGAAAGGATTGACGCGCGGCTTCTGATCGCCGAAATTGGCCCTTGCACGCAGCATGGCCATATCAGAGATTCGAACTCGCGAGATCTTTTTCTTGTTAGGAAGCTTGACTCGTTCCATAGTATGTATATCTCGTCAGCAAGGAGTCCAGAATGACCCCATTTGAAAAAGCCAGAATCCGCCTCAAGGCCTTCGCTCTTTTAGAAGGATGGGGACTTACTGAACGTATGGCAAGGGCAGAAGAACTAACAAAATGGGCGATAGGAGAAAACCACGATGAGCAAAGACAATGGAGCCAGGCAGACCCATGAAAATTCGATATGAAGTGATAGTGGAGTTTGATGAGGAGAAGCATCCAAAATATGTTAAAGCGTTCGATGACATCGCCGACGCACTCCAAGATGGCTATGGGTTCCCCGAAGGAGTAACGTTCACAGCAAAGAGGATCGAATCATGATGAGCAAGGACAATCCAAAGCCGCAAGAATCGACTCACAGCCTTGATGATGCTTTTCCGTTGAATGGAATCGAATCCAGACTGGAAACTATCATCGAGCAAAACGAGGAGCTGCTCGAGTTACTAAATAAATTTTTGGGTTCTGCTGGAACGGCAAACGGAAATGGAGGGAAGAAGAAATGACTGACAAAAACCCAAGCTTTTCCGTGAATGCCATGCTAAACAAAGATGCAAGACGAGCTCTTCTCGAAGCGCTCACTAATCAAGCTAAGTGGGAAAAAGAAAAGACTACTAACGTCCCACTCGACCAACCTCAGGAAGCCCCGCCCAACGCATCACCCGATCCGAAATCTTGAGACCTCGTTTTGCTCGGACTGGGTAATAACACATCTTGATAGCATCAAATAGGTTGGGCGATTTGGTGTTATCAGGCTTCTTATCGACCAGGAGTTTCAACCTCGTCGATTGACCCCACACCGGTTGGGATAACTCCTTCTCGATCTTGCGAAGCAAGGGCAACGAGGAAGGAATCGAGATGATGTCATCTGTATCCCAGGTAAACCCCGGCTCATTCAAAGCTCGATAGGTAGTTTCGAATCTATTGCGCAAGGCCCATGCTGCTTGCGCATTCATATTGTGAAAATAATCGCCGTTCTTTGGTGACTCACGATCATGTGGAATCATGGGTTTATCTTTGTCTACTACCTCGGCTCCAGCATTCCAAGGTACTAGATAAACATTTGGTGGAAGATGCCCATCATCTCGAAGGCGGTTGGATTCAGCCTTTACTGTAGAACCCATACCTACGCAATCATATTGTAGTTCAACCTCGCCCATATTTCGGCATAGGGCAATCGCCTTGCGGGTTGTGACGCCCGTATCCCTAGCCCCCCATTCCTCTGCGTGAGTGAGTACAATCCCCCTTCTGGCGACCAGAGCGTTCGTATCGCCCCCTTCATCCGCGACATCGAGGGCTGCGCAATAAGATCCCTCTTCATCGACGTTGAGGGCTAGATGGGCGTCTATTGCAGCCTTGACCCATATCCCTGGGATGATCACACCCTCGACTGCGGCTGCATAATCCCGATCTACTTCTTGTGCCCAGATGTGCAGGAGTCCTTCCCGTTCTTTTTGCGCTCTTCCTAAGTCGTACCATTCTTGGTCTTTCCCCGGGTGATCTCGCCAGTCAAATACGAAAACTCTTGTACGTCCTTTCGGGAGCTTGGCGCCGGGGTACCATTCAACTCCAGCTTCTCTCTTATTGTGGAATAAATTTCCTGTTCCGTGGACGGATGAAATGTCAATCGGCACTGCGGTGTTATGTGAAAGCGCAGCTTCGATAAGTTCTGGGTGCTCATAGTATGCACTTTCATCGTTGAAGTGTGCAAGGGTTCTACCACCCCGCCCAATGTTATCTCCACCTTCCCCCGTGATGGATGCACCATTCTCAGGGTTGATGACTTTCATACTGGACATATGTTCTTTTACTGAAAAATTCTTGGGATGAAAGAATACAGGGAGCCCTCTAATCCCTTGCCTGATCTTTTCGAAGATGGTGTCTGGGTTCCCGATATCATCTACAAGATGCGCTTTGCGCGATCCCCAGCCAATATGCGCTCCAGGCCAGAACAACCACAACCAAATCGATACCCACACACAAATCCAAGTCGCACCCATGTCGCGGGATTTTTCTACCAATCCCGCTTCCTGATCTTTCAAGCATTCGAGAATGAACTGGACTAATTCCTTTTGGCGTTGAAAAAGAATGAATGGGATTGAAGTTGGTTTGCTGGCATCGAATGCGGCTCTGGGTTCATAGATCGTAGCCCAATCGGTCAAGAACTCAGGGCACCTCGTCCGATAGTATTCCAATGCTCCTTTGACCTTGCGAGGATCTTTTTTGAGTTCCCAGAATCTGATCTGGCGCTCTTTGAAGACTTTGGTATAATTGGCTGGGGGCCATTCTTTCTGTTGCTTGCTGGCTACCTTGGCAATCCAAGCATTGTGGACTGCATATCGTTCCACAGGATTTGACTCAAGACTCATAGTGACCCTCAAAAAGCTAGATACCAAAACAATCCAATTGCGCCAAGATACAACCCAAGGGCGACTGCTATGATCAACATCAAGTGAAAGAACTCCTTCATTTGCTTTCTGAATAGGGAGCGAGAGCGGCTACTTTCTCCCATAAAGCACAGGAAAAGTCGTACCGAGTGCTAAGGCGAGAATTGCTACCGACTGGATAAAGTCTCGCCGGCCAATCATCTGGCAGCGCGATCGATGGGTGGATTGCCATGCAGTCTCCTATCTTGTCTCTCGTATTGGCGGATCGAAGCGCCCATTCCCGATCACCAGCCCACCAGCGACAGTTGAGACATTGTGTTCCCGGCATCACGCTCCCTCTGGTGGACGGGGGAGCCAAGGCAGCGCGGACATCTGCGATTGCATCCCATCGGCCGCGCTGCCAGCCCGGTACGTGATTAGAGGAAATGGCTAGCGGCGACCTGTGGTCGGCGTCGGCATCAGAAAGGGCTTTCTCCCATGCTTTCTTCAGCCGCGCGATCTTTTCGGCGTCTCGATGGGCGGCGACGAGTAACTGTGAAATTTGATCGTCTGAAACCGTCCCCTTCTTAATGTAGAAGGCGAGTTCAGCGTGGAGGCGGTCGATCTCTGCGGCGGCAAACACTAGGTCTTCGTTGACGAACAATCCTGACGGAATTTGCAACACCGCTGCCCATTCTCGCAACACCGTTGCAGCATCTTTATCGCTCATGCTCCGCTCCGCTCCCCTGCCTCTGCATCCCGCCGCAGCGCGGGCAAGACGGCATTGTCCTTGCTTCCGCTTCCTGAAGCCCGCACGGGCAAAACTCGATAAGGCGGAAAAGTTCGACCAGCTTGCGTAGCCATGCCATCATTCCTCCGGCAATTGTTCAATAAGGGTCTGGCGGTACAACTTCTCTGCTTCCGCTGGGGTCATATTAAGTGTGATGCTTTGCGTCCTCTGATCCAGAACCAGCCCGGCCTTCTCCAACTTGGGTTCGATTGTTTCCGTCATGAGCCTCGTTGCACTTATGGCTGCCGCGTTATCATTCCTCTGAGTTGCAATTCGGACCATGTTCTCAGCCATATGATGGACATTGAGTGTACCAGGACCATTCTCAAATCCTTTTCTCTTCTTAGCTGCTTTCAGTAATTCATTCCTAAGAGTGACAGCAATAAACCTTTTCTGCTTCCTGATCTCAGGCCCCCTATTCCCTTTAGCAAGTTGATTCCCCTTCTTGAAACCATTGGTTGGTTTCCGTCTCTTTTTCTGACTGGGGAGGGCGACGCGTTCCATCTTACTTACTCATCTCATTTCATCATGTGTATGGTGGTTTTACTCTGTGACATCTTTAGTTAATTTAATCTATACAAATCTCTGTTGTGAAAGCAATTTTGGATTGACTACGCGTAAATCTTGCGGGGTCCAATTTGGAGGAATTATTTGCGTTTCACGGCAGCATTTTTTGTTGAAATCTCGAGCTGCCTTTTGCATTGCTCTTGCTTTGCGAGCTTGTCTACGCAATCGCTTTGCTGCTGGCGAAGTCATATCCCTACTCCAAGAATTGAAAAGATCTGCTGTACTATCACCAATACAGCAGACAAGTTTGACCCATG